GTTCCTGTGATGTCTGCCGCTGGCACTCCAGTTTGGGAGGTAATTGCGCTAGTTCCGTTGCCTTTGAGATATCCGCTTGCTGTGAGCGTTGCTGCGCCCGTGCCTCCGTTTGCCACTGGCAATGTGCCGGATACCTCGCTGCCTAGCGCAACGGTTACGGATGCCGTCATGGCATTCGTGCCGCTTGCTTTGACGAACCCCGTGAGTGTTGCTGCTCCAGTCCCGCCTTTGGCTACAGGCAGTGTCCCTGCAATATCTGCAACTGGAACTGTTGCTGCCGTTGTAATTGCTGCTGTCCCGTTCCCCTTTAGATAAGCTCCAGCCGTGTGCGTTGCAGCCCCAGTGCCTCCGTGGTCTACTGGGAGTGTGCCAACAGAGATGTTGGACGCATTGATGGGCACTGATGCCGCTGCGGTTGTCCTGCCCTTGGAGTCGATAGTCACCTGTGCAACTTCGTGATCATTGCCAAAAGTGCCCGTATTTGTCGCTGCAACTGGCAGCAGAGTTCCATACGAAATCTTCTTCGTTACAGCAGGCGAACCTTGGTTTACGACAAGAATATCCGCATCGGCAATGGTGGTTGCTGTCGGGAGTGCTGAAATCTTTACGTCAGGCATACTAGTAGGTGTATTGCATGTTCATTCGCTGCACTTGTCCTTCTTGGCGCAGCACCTTGTCGATAGCGTCTTGAATCCCTTTCTCTGCAAGCTGATCTGCCATTATAGCTGCTTCAAACTGTCCTTCAGACTTGAGCCAATCTGACAGCATGGCGTTGATGAGGAAGTCCTTGAACAGGTCGGGAATCGGGATGAGCTTGTAGTTCTGCGGGTTCGTGTAGGGAGACTGTCCGCTTAGGGTCGAGACGATTGGCGAATAGAAGTCCCCGCGCATCTGCCTGTCATTCGTCGGGTTCAAATGGTCAGCGGATGGGTCGTGAAAGCGGAAGTAGAAGAATTGTGCTCCAGGTTGATAGAGGGTGGATTGGTTGTACACGTCTCCCCATACAACAGGATTCTCGATGGAGTACTCGATGCACACGCTGTCCGTGTTTGGGGTGATGAGGAACTTCTGTTCCGACGCTGCGACATAGCCGGATGCCACGCCGCTATCCTCCAAAATGAATGCCACCTCTTGCGTCCGTGTCGTCGTGCGTGGATCGCGTGAGTACACCCCCTGCACTGTGTCCGCGTCCTCTGGCAGCTTGATACGGTTAATTGGCAGGATTTGCGCTCCGTCAGTTCCGTTCTTGGTGTGTAAGCAAGAGCCGATGTAGTTGTTGTACGGATACCGCTGAAACTGGCTTGCCGTGATAACGACCGTCTCCGTTGCCGTGGATGCCGAGTTGATAAGCTCGTCAGCTTGCGCCACAATCTGGATGCACGTCATCCCGTTGGATGTCACCGTTGTTGGCCCTGCTGAGATGGTGCAGGCTTGGCTTACATCCGCATCATTTGGCGTGAGCGTGAGCACTCCCTTTGGAATCTGCACAGAAACAGACCCGCCAACGCTGTAGCTTGTGAACGTGGTGTCCTCGTAGTACGGACTGCTCTCGTCGCTAGAGAAGCGCAGGGTCAGTGTGCCTGTAGCTGGAGCATAGTCCAGCGAGTACATCTGGAGTCCTGGGTATCTTGTGATATACTGGACGAAGTCTGGCCAGCGTTCTCTGTTCCACGCTTCTGCAATCCGCTTGCTAAAAAAGTCCCGAAAGGTTGCGAACGTCTTGTTGCTCAGGCTTACCCTATCAACGCCAGCGAGTTGCAGGGTTGCGTTCAAGATGTCGCTATACGGGACAGTTTTCATTAGTTTCCGAATCCTACCTGCAACTTCGTCCCTTTACTATTCACTCTGCATTCGGGATTGTCGCGCAAAAACTCTCGCAAAAATTCTTGGTCTTTCCAGCAATCGTAGCCCAGCTTTTGTCCCCAGAAATGGAAGGCAACCCCAGGGATACGGGCTGTAAGTTCGCCAATGCCTTCAATGGACTTGTGCTCCTGTGAGTTGAGCTTGCCGAGTTCTTCAGCAGCTTTCTTTGCGTCGATGCGGGACTTCTGCCACTTGGCATCCATCATGCCATGTGCTCGCTCACGGAACTCTTCTGGAATGTGTATCATAAGAAAATGTGCTCGTCTCTCCGAGCTGTCGCACCACTTTTAGCTCAACCTTAGTCGAGCCACGCAGGTGTCGCGGAAGGCGATTAAGCCCCAGTGTAGTTGAACTTGCCAAGTCCGAGCGGGTTGCCAACCACAAGGCCAGCAACTGCTTCAACAAGGCGAGCAGGGCCAGCACCGTAGTCAGGCAATGCCGTGACGTTGGCGACATTCCCACCGTAGCGGACTTCAATCAAGTCCATGTCGAGCACAAGCCCACGAGCCGTGTTCTGCGTCCAAGTGGAGCCGGAGATAGTTCCCAAGAACGTCGTTGGGTGCAAGCGCACCGTCCCGAAGTCCCCTTGGAACACGTCAACGCTCTGGATGAACGTGTCAGCAGCAGCATCACGCTGGAAGGTCTGCACCTTCGTTGCGCCAGCACCAGTCACACTAGCGGTGGTCGTGGTCGTGAGCGCAGTTGTGCCGAGCAAGCTCGTGAATGCACGCTTGAGGTCAGTTCCAACGATTGCGTCGAAGGACTTGTACTTGCCCGTCTGGTCGTAGATCGACTTGAGCAGGTTCTGTACAACCGTGTCGGTCAGGCTCGTGCCAAGGGCAGTGCCAGTTCCAACGATGCTGTTTGCAGGAGTGATGAACGACGGTGCGCCAACCGGAGCGGTCGTGCCGATGTTCAGCCCAGTGCCGATGTTGTCGCCGCCAATCCACGCTTGTACCCCTGCCGTGAGGTAAGGATTTGTCGTGCCGTTGTCGGGTTGACCAAGCTGGTCGGACGTGAACGTCGCTTCCATCGAACGCTTGATGGCGATGATGGCTTTGGCGATGTTGTCGCTCAACTCGTCGCGAATCCCTGCAACGTCTGCGATGTCCTGCGTGAGCTTGGACACACGAACGGTTTGCCGGAAAATCTGCGCGTAGTTGGCGAGTTCCTTGCGATACCCAACAACAAAGTTGGAGTACGAAGTCACATCCGTTCCGTCTACGACACCACCGACAGTAACACCAGGGTTCTGGTCAGCTTGCCAGCGGAAGTACATGTTGCCAGGCTTGGAGCCTTTACGCGCCATTGAAGTAAATGGCGTGTCCTTGGCATCCACCAAGGCAATCATGTCCATGAGGTCTTCGCGTTTACCGCGACCGGAGAGGTTTGGTTCAGTTAGTAATGGCATAGTGTTGAGTTGTTAATCTACGAAACCTTTGGCTTTGAGCAGGTCAGAGAACAGCTTTGAGTCACCGTTGTTTCTAGCGAAGCTATCAAACACCTTTTTGCCATTGTCCTTAACCATAGGCGCAGCCTTGATTGCGGGTTGGCTTGGTGCTCGCTTGATAGGCTTGGGTGCTGCTGCCTGTTTCCCATGCATGTTTTGGTATGCTTGGAGTCCCAGAACAACAATCCCAGCGATGTGTTTGTAGTCTGCTCTTTTGGCCCGAATCTCTGGGAAGTCCCTCAACACCTGCTGGGCGGTCTGATACTCTTTCGTAGAAGGGTCTTTCCACCATGGGAACTCCTTCACCGTCTGAGCGTCAGCTTCTCGCTCAACTAGCAGATATTGTCTTCGTGCTGGCAACTCCAGTTCCCTGCGCCGGAGCGCAAGTTTCTTCATTTGCCGCACTTGGGATTCATCCACATCAGCTTCTTCGCCACTAGGCAGTTGAATAACGCCGCCATCTGGATTCTCCTCGCACCACATCAGCACCTCAGTAGCTTTTCTCCACTCTGCATCCACCTGCTCAACACTCGTGAGCTTGGCAACTGCATCAGAGATATTCTCCTGCTTTGCGACCTGGGCTGGAGCCTGACTGAGCTTGCTCTCAAGCTCCGTGAGTTTCTCCTTGTAGGCTTGCGCTTCAGCAAGGGCAGCTTTCTTAGCGGCAACTAACTTGTTGATTCGCTTTTGAACGCCCTTGGACACATCGTCGCTGGATTCTTCGGATTCTTCTTCCGATTCTTCCTGCGTTTCAGATTCGGATTCTTCAGCTTCGGCTTCTTCAGCCTGCGGCTCTTCCTCCTCCTCTGCCGATTGCTCCTCTTGAGCGGGAGCTTTTGCTTGTCCCTCGTCGGATAGGAACGTGTCTTTGATCATCGCACTAAGCGAATACTCATCGAGCAAACCGACTTGTTCCGCAGAACTTTCTTCCCCCTGTGACTGCGACACAGGTTGTGTTTCATCTTGTGGCATGCTGTTTTATTGCGGTGCAAGAACCGCTATCATTAACCAAGTCTGTTTGTTGTTGCCCAGACTAGCAGGCAATTAACCGCACTATGCGGTCAAATCTGTATCTGTCAACCCTCTTTTTTTAAGGGCTTCCTCTCTAAACCATAGCAAAGTTTCCTTGAGGCCATTAGCCCCGTCCGCTCGTCCAGCAGCGTGTACTCTGGCTTCTCCTGTGGTGTTCTTGTCGATTGCAAAAAAGACTTCTCTCTCAATGTAGGAGTCAATAACTCCAAGAACATTGTCCCAGAGCTTATTCTCGCCAGTGAAGCTGAATGCTAGTGCTTGTTCTTCGGTCATGTTGCCTGTTGTTCGTTGTTGCCTGTGCTAACTAGCGCAGGGATAAGGTTTGCGCTCTGGTTAAGGAAGAGCATGTTGCGCGTTGGAACTGACAATTCGCTAGGTGAGCGGTACGGCTTGCCCTGTAGGAACTGTTTCCATTTCGGGAGTTGCTCGTGCTCCTTTAGCTTTTCGTTGTATTCCTCCAGCCTCTGCTTGTACTTCAGAATGGGCTTGGCGTTCTTAATTTGCGTCCTGAGTGCTCTTTTCGCCTCTGTGGAATAGCCGCTCATTGCTTCCTCTGGGTCTTCCATGCTGGCAAGACTCATTACCAAGTCGTTGAACTTCTGCGGGTCTAGCCGCTCGCCCATGTTCTTGTAATACTCCCTCTGAATCTTCGTAAGGCCCAATGCGAGATGACCTTTGTCCCCCATGTATCCTGCGTTGTTTGAGGAGATGTCACCTGTCTCCATTTTGAATGGGGCAACGGAGTGCATCACTTCGTGTTCAATAGTCCCTGCGTACCTCTCTGGCAGGTTCTCCACAATTGAACGCATGTTCATTTCTTGTTCAATAAGGTCATTGGCTCTTGCGTGCTTTGCCTTCTCTCCTTCTTGCAAATATCCTCCGCTTTGCTGGGTGATGTAGTCGGTCAGCACTGGTATTGCTGCGACATTGGATTCTGGGTCGTAGTGGGCGACAATCCCTGCTCTTGCAAAACGAACGGGCACTTGCTGCGACATTGCCTCGTAGTATGACTGCGGAACAACGAACGGATATTCCTCTGGACTTGTCTCGTGCTTCTGCTGCGCCTCCAATGCATACTGCCGTGCCGCTGCCATCTGATCTTCTAGTGCAGAACCGTAGTATCTCTGGGCAAGCTCCAGTGGCGAAATAGAGCCCCCGCGCCTGATTTCTAGCGGCAATCCGTACGGGTCGTCTGGCGTTGTCTTGTTCTCTAAATATGCCTCGCGTGTTCGCTCAACTGCCTGCGTGACCCTGCTTAAAAAGTCTTCCTTCGGAGCAGGAGGAGGCGCGGGTTCGCTTTTCTCAGGCTTACGAGCAGGCTTTGGCATTACGCAGGTCTGTTAACTTGGTTCACTCCCAATCTCCCAATCTGAGCGTTCTGCTGTTGCATCAGGCTCATCTGGATATTCTTCACATAGTTCTCGAACAGAGCCTTGAAGTTCTCGTCCTGCTGCAATGCCGCTTGCGCTTTCGGGTTCTTCGACATGATGTCCTGCACGAACTGCATCTTGGTCTGTGCGGCTGGATCGTTCTCAGCGTAAATGGCCTCGTTGCCTAGTAGCATATTGGCAATATCGCTCTGCACGTCCTTGTACATCTGCTGGCTTGCTTGCGCTTGATTCACGATAAGCTGGTTCGCCACCTCTGGAGCCACAGCTTGCAGCATCATCTTGGTTAAGGCGTTCTTATCGATAGCTCCGCCAGCATCCATTTGGCTAATGGTCTGCAAGAACTGAATCTTCTTCTGGATGAAGTCAGGGTTCATGTCCTGCACATCAAACCGAATATTGATGTCGAACTCGTTGTGGATAGACGCCAAGTTCTGTGGGATTTGCATTCCGCCAGTAATCGCAGCAATCTCTTCTGGCGAGAGGAACTGAGCGCACAGAGCAAACACTTGCCGGAACACGCCTCTCCAACTCATAAGCCAGTTGTTCACGAGCAACTGCTGGAGCGTTTGCGTCCTGACCGGATTCACAAGCTCATGCGAGACTCCGAAGTACGCGCAGTGCCGCATCTCCACGGCTTTAATCAGGTTGAACGCTGTGTTCGGCTCCCGTGCCGGAGGCTCCATCCATGTGTAATCGTCCCGCTGCGTCACGGGCAGTTGCACCCCTGGGCCAACCTTGTTAATAGCTCCGATGCGCTTGACCACCTTGATGGGCGGCAGCGTTGCGAACGCCGTGTAATCGCGGATAGAGTCGTGCTGCGCCTTAATCTCGTCCTGATCAGTCATCGCCAACTCAGGAATCCCACGGCTATCTGCAATGGCTCTGCGGAGCTGTTCTCTGCGGAACTCCACAAAGGGATACTCGCCATGTGCGTAGTCCAGCTTCTCGTAGATAGCCCAGCTTGCGTCATCCTCGCGCCTGTTGCTTGCAGCCTGCGGACAGAACACGGTGTAGTAAATGCAGGGAGCCTTGCCGTCCAAGCTCTTCTGGTACGCATACACCACCTCAACCATGTTGTTGTAGTTGACCCCGTTGTAGACGAGCATCGTCGTCGTGGGGAGCAGGTTGATATTGTAGAGCGTGCTGCTCTTGCCAATCTGTTGGAGTGCTCTCTCAACCCAGTCTGGATTCCAGCCATCTGTGGTGATTTTCTCGCGCAGTTCCACTTCGCTCATCCACGTTCTGCGGAAGATGACCCTGCTCCTCTGTAAGTCTGCTGTCTCAGGCGGGAAAATGATTTCATCCCAAGGCTTGAGGGCTTGCACCGTTGGCAGGTTGCGAGAGACGTACTCTTCGTCGTATGAAGTTACGCCTGTCTCAGCTAGCTCCTTAACCATGCGCTTGCATTCGGAGAGGTCAATCCCCAAGGCAGCTTGCACGATGGACGCTGCTACGTCCGGTTGCTCCATAATCAGTATGGGAAGCTGCGCTAACTGCTCGCTGCCTGCTTGCTGCGCTAGCACCATGATTTGTTCCAAGGAAATAGACTGCGGACGCTTGCTGATGTGCTGCTCCCAGCCAACGTAGAATGCTGTCCAGCCGTACTGAAGAGCGTACTGCGCTGCTAGCTCTGCTTCTTTGCGAAGCTCATTCGCCATCTTATTGTCCCTAACCCACTGCATTAAGGTGTAGGCTACGTTCGATAGCCCTAAATCTTGCAGGTTGGACGCTTGCGCTTTGATGTCTGAGCGTTGAAAAGCTGTAACTAGCAGGGCAGATAGCTCGTTGCAGGTGCTGTCCACAAGCCGGAGCCTAACATCGCTTGCGCCTTCAAAAGGCCACGCCGGATTGCCTTCTTCACGCCATTTGCTCCATTTCTTGCCGTCATCTGTCTGTCCAGACCACCTGCAAAAGCGGATATTATCGAACTTGGTCGCCAAATTGCCTTGGCTTGAGTTCACCATGGAGCGGTTATACTCGTCCAGAAGGTCGCCAATATCGGGCGTTGCTCCTGCAATCGCTAGTGGATCTTTGTCGTAAGTCATTAGTACGCTCCTGCAAATTTTTGTCCCGCCTTCATAAGCTCATCCGTCGCATCCGAATGCTGCGGGTTCATCATTACCAAATATCCTAGTGCGTCAATAGGGTCTTTACTAGCTCCTTTTTGCCCGTCTGCGCCTGTCCACTCCCGAAGCGAGTAAATCAGGTTCTGACACGTCTCATGCACCATAAGCCTCGGATGGTTCACCCCTTCTTCTAGGGGTTTTTCCCTGTCGTAACATAGCAGGTCGTTAATGATGAGCACACGCTCATCCACACTGGCCGAAGCTGCGGGGATAAAGTATGTCGGTATCTCAGCGTCTGCGAGCATATCAAGCAGCGTAACTCCGCCTTCCTTCGTCATAGCGGCTGTTCCAGCACTTCTTGGGTCGATATATCGCTCTGCTATCTCTTCTTTGTCCTTGTCGTTAATCTCAAGCGTCTGGATAAGGAGACTGTACTCGTCCACGCCTCTGCCTGCTGAACTGCGCTGTGCTGGCCCAGGTTTACCGTCCGGCTTCTCGCATGGCAATGCCCACTCGCCATAGCTTTGGTCAGGCCACTCTCTGTACACCCAGAGCACTCCGTTCTTGTCCACTCTCACCCAGAGCATGAACCAGTTTCGCGCACCTGCTGGGTCAACCACCATGTAGTTCGTGCCCTCAATCTCTCTCGGGTCTTTGCTGAAGATGTTGTGGTCATTGAACAGAGGGAACTGGCTACCTGCTGTTGCTTCAGCCCAGCCGTAGGCGCGAATCTTAATCTCGTTCGTTGTTTTCCCTCGGAGCGTCTCCTTCATCCGGCTCCAGTTGTTGTAGGGGTTGTCCCTCGAATGATACCAAATGCAGGCGTGTTTCCCGAACACGTTCTTGGCCATGTACGGCATGTGCCCCGCTGGAACACCGATGACGTTGCTATTCGGGAGCAAGTCGGACTCTTTCCAGTGCGTAATCTTGGCTGAGTTGACGTACTCCTTCACAACGGATGTATAGCCCTCGACAGGGGTGAACGTGATGAGCATCTTGCCGTTCCTTGTCACCAAACGGTATCTTAGCGTCTCTAGCCAATCCTGCGGCACAAGCTCGTCGCACCAGATGAAGTCCACCTCACCACCTTCAATCACCTTGATGTCTTGGAAGTAGTTCATAAACCACACCTGGTTTCCCATGTATACGGCAGTATTGTCCGTAAACCCGTTCTTCTGGCTGTAGCCAATCTGGGTGTGGACGCTCTTCTTGAGGTTCTTTAGCTCCTTGGGCAAATACTTGTAGAAGACGTTCTGCTGCGCTGACACGGAGGTGAAATGGCTTGTATGGAGCATCCATATCCTCAGATTGCGCTTCTCGATACGTTCCTTGATCCAATCGGGCATACCGCCCAAGTCTGCGCCAACGAACATCTGCGCTGCTCTCTTTGCAGCATACTCCGTCTTGCCTGCCCTGTTTCCGCCCAAGATAATCATCTCGTTGTATTCGGAGAGCAGCTTGTCTGAGTCTGCCCATGAATCGAACTCTGTGCCGTATCGTATCGGGTCAGACTGCTCTGCGCGGATTCTATTCTCTCGCAGTTCTAGCAACTCGATTGTCCGAAACGCGCCAACATTCCCAATCATCCGTTTGCGCTCCTCCACGCTCAACATGGGGATAATCGGATGCGGCTCTTGCTTGAGCCGGAGTATCTGCTCCACCAACTTTTCCTCTTGCTCTTTGTCTATCTCTTGCATATCTTGGCTTCGGTTCAAATAGAACCAGCGTAACCGTCATGCTACGAGTAAAATCGTCATACCGGCTAAGGGAGGGAGAGTGGGTTTGCCCCACACTCTTAATAGAAGTGCTTCAGTAGCACTGCTTTCCGTGGAGTCCGCTAGAGTAGACTAGAGTACATTGATGGGTAAACCCTCGCTCGTGCCACGGCAAAAATGCGAAACGATTCGATACGCGACCGCGACGGATGTTGTTGTTTCCAAGCATGATAAAGCTCCTTCTTTATGGGAAGGGGCTTATTCTGCTCACTCATCTCCATCGCTCACGCTCTGGATGTGGTTGCTTCGCAAGAGAATAGCTACACCGTGCAAATGTTGAG